TTTATTCACTAAAGGGTATCTTTTATTTAATGACTCTACTGGAACTTCTAATGCTCCAGTTACAGTTAATCCACTATCACCATTAGATACTGGATTATGGGAAGTTTTCGTAACTCCAACAGAAAATTATGTTGGTTCAGAGCAGTTTAGTTTTGGATTATGGAGTAATTTTTATAATACTGCGGTACAAGAAACCTCTTATTTTCTACCCTACAACAGTATAGATACTTCATCCTCTGCTCAAATAGCAAATAGAAGTTCTTCTAGATGGCAGTCAGTAGTCTCGGCAATTTCTACTACTTACCCAACATATTTCTTTTCCTCTAGAGAAAATATAAGTTCAAGAACTAGTTTGTGGACTAGGGGCTCTGCTTCTACTATTCCAATCCCATATAAAGGAAACAACAGAGCCTCTATTCAAGGTTATAGAGGAGACACCGCTCTATTTACTAGAACTGACTTTATGGGTGATTATAGTATAGCCTTTTCTTCTGATTATCAGGTAGATAATTATAAATATAATGATGTAGATGAAATAGACCAAACTACTATATACAAAAATGGTTCTAGTTCAGATACCTTGGAAGTTGTGCCCCAAACTGAAATTTTAGAAGGAATATTTACTTCCTCTAATATGTTAAAAACTCAAATAAATCCACAACTTTGGAATTCTACTGTTTTATACATTAGTGGTCAGTGTGTGAGTTATTTGAATACAAATTGGCAAGCTATATCTCCATCTATTGGGGTCGCTCCATCATCACCAAGTTGGAATTTAGTGGGCAACTCTAAAATTATATATCCAAATGTCAAAGTATCTTCCCAGTCTCTCATACCCTACACTCCACAATATGAGTTTCCTTTTGATTTTTCACATAGAGCAACATATTATTTAGATTCTTCCACTTCTTGTAAACCAGCATTTTATGCTAATAGTATACGAATGGATATAAATCCATATACTGGTAATTTAGTTACTGAATCCTTTGATACTCTAGATGTAGATATTTCAGGATTACTCACTAATCAAGATATATATACTATAACAAATGAGAATATATCTACTACAACTTTTATTCTTAATAAACAAAATGTATTTGTATCTTGGAGACAAATAAACTCTGGAGCAACTGTATCCATAGGATTAGCTGCCCCCTCTACATTTCCTAGTATAAGTGTATTTAGAAACGGTATTCAACTTATTTACGGAGATTACTGGTTATTTTCTACAGGTCCTAATGCTGTATCTTTAACAGCTGCTTGTCTATTAGCTATAAATGATGTTGTAGAGATAGTGTATGATTCGCTAGATTCTACTGAATTACCTACTTATCCGTCATATACAGATTTATCCGGAAATTTTATAGTTTGTTCTACTAATACAGTTCAGCACTCTAATGATTCTAATGCTATATCAATTCCCTTTGGAACTTCTAATAAAATATTTCCGTTACAATTTACATTCCAACATAATCCTATTATTTCTTGGTATAGAAGTGACAATGATATCTATATAAGTTCATCAACTGATTTAACTAAGCTTGTTTTAGGAACTGCTAAAGTAGCATTAACTCCAGTGTCTTCTATGTATAGGGATTTAGCCACTCCAGATGTTATGGTCTCCAAAAATGGTATAGGCTTAGTTTATGGGCAGGATTGGAAATTTACTTCTGTACCTTCCGTTTCTAATTGGTCTTATAGAGTAGTATTAAATCAATTAGTAACTCAAGCTCTTCAGCCTTATGATGTAATAAACATAGAATATACAAGTATATTAGGAACATAATTATAACTTATTAATTAAGTTAGTGAGGATTTATGAAAATAGATAAATTAGAGTTAGTTGATTTTGTATTAATGGAAGTAGTTGATATGAGGTCTTCTGAAAGTCAAATAAATGCTTATATAGATTCCCTCTATAAGACTCTATCTAAAATGAGCGTTCTAACTTTTCAACTACAGAGTTATACTAATTCAGATAAGGATGCTTTTAGAGCCCGAAATTCTTCACCATTAATTAACGGTCTTCAGAAGATTAATACTTATTTTGAACAAAAATTACAGCATAAATTTACTACTTTAATAGAATATAATTTAGAAGAATTTAAGAAGGCTATATCAACTGGAAATCCTTTTATTCCAAAATATTCTTGGAATACTATGGAAGATAAAAAATTAAGTAGTCAATATTCTTCTAGTTCAGTCGATATTACTCCAGTACAAGAAGTTCCTCCAAAATATACAGGACCAGAAGTTAAGGTAGATAGAATGATACTTCCATCTGCTCCTCTTGCTGATAGAATCGCATTAAATAGGGATAGGGTATAATATGAGATTACAAGATATATTAAAAGAAAATAACGCAGCTGCCTTTACATCAAATACTGCTCAAACAGCATCTCCTTCAGGCACCACGTCTGCTTCTATTGCTAAATACGATAAAATAGTTGATGATGATCCAGTAAAAAGATTAGCAGACAAGAAAAATAAAGTATCTTTCATGAAATATTCCACCACTAAAAAAGAATGTCCTGGTTGTAATATTATTAAAACACATGGTTGGGATGAAGTTAATCAAGCCACTTCAAAGGCTACTGAGTTAACTTGTCAGATGTGTGGAAAACTACATAAAAAGGGTGATAAATAATATGGTATACATATATAAGAATATAACTAAAACTAGTCAGTTGCTTACTTTAGTATCTAATCAGCATAATTCAGTTTCTCATATTACTGTTGGAGTTGGTGCTACTGTTGAACTTTCATATCCTGGTTTGGATATGTATTTGCCTCATATTTTAGCTAGATTAGATGAAGGAAAAAATAATATAACAGCTACTGTATTACGTAATAATTCTACTGCTGCCAAAGTAACTACAAAACCAGTGGCTAATGTTTCCACTTCTTCTACTTCTCCTACCATAGTTAAACCTGGAATTTATGTTGATAACTCAACTCAAGCTACTACATCAACTTCTGCAACTACCAAGGCAGCTACTAAGACATCTAAGACTACTACTGCTTCAACAGCTACTGTAGAGGTACCAGAAATTAAATCGGAACAAACTGTTGTAGTAGAAACTCCAGCAGAGGCAGCAGCTAAAAAGGCATAAGAATGTATAAACAAAGAAAAAATTTTTCTTTTTTAGATTTTCCTACTATAGCAGAAAGAAAAAACGAAGTTTTAGCATCTAAGACTTCGTTGCTTAGGGAAAATCTAAATATAGATAGCTTAAATGCTCTTTATCAGAATAAAGAAATAGATAAGAATAAATTACAACAACAGCCTAGTGATGTATCTACAACTCCTAGCACTGATTTAAAATTTAATACTTTAGAGGCACCTAAAACTACAGAAGCAGAACTTAAAAAAACTTATGATGGTAGCCTATTATTAGGTATTTCAAAACCTTATAGAATTACATTTACTGATTTACAGCCACAAAATAATGCTCTACCTAATATCCCAGAGAAGGTGGTATCAGAAGAAGTAGAAGTATTAGATGATGAAGTTTTAGCACCTCTTGATAGTAAGGAAAAAGAAACTAAAATAGAAGATGGTAAAGTTAAAGAAGTAGAAGAACCAGAAAAAAAGGATAAAGATAGTAAATTAGATTACGATTTTCTAGTAATTTTACCACAATCAGAAATTTTACCAAAAGAACTTATAGCAGCAATAAATAAAGCCGGACAAGGAGTTATAGGCAATCCAATAATACAAGCTATGACCGAACCTCCTATTCCCTTTGGTAAAAATAATATAAAATCTATTGAAGATGATATAGAGGGATATAGTGTGGCAGGAATTGATAATCCTATAGCCCTAAATTTGATGAAAAGTAACAAAAAATAACCGATAATACCTATAGGAGATAGGTATGTCTAAGAAGTATGAGTTGAAAGATTTACAACAATTTGCCCTCACTAAGGAGGGTTTTTGTTTGGCAGCCAGGAAAACCAATATAAAACTAATTATTCTATATACAGAAGAGAAGAATTTGGAGTCTTATATAGAAAATTTAGTGGTATAGTTTATTTTGAATTAATTATAATAAGGATTATAGTATGAATTTTTCAGATGCTCAACCCCTTCGTGGTGAACTTACAATAACTTCAAAAGATAGAGCAGGAAATATCACTATGTTGTTAAAAGACCATAATTTAATAGTCTTAAATGGTAGAAATGATATTGCTAATAGCCTAATAAGTGGAGTATGTCCAATTATAAATACAATTGCGTTTGGAACAGGTGGCACAGTCTCGGGAAGCTCAAGTCAAGTTATAGCAGTACAGCCAACCGAATTAACTGTAATAAATGCTATTCCAAATTTAGTATTAGGTACTGATTTTACTTTTAATATAGACCATTCAGCTATAGATGCTATTTCAGCATCTGTTAGTCCAAAAATAATATATACTATTTTAATTCCAGAAGTTAGTGCTTTAAATGGTTATGGAATTAATGAATTGGCTTTGATGCTAAACTCTACTACTCCTTCTGCTTTTAGTATTAAGCGTTTTTCTACTATCACTAAGTCAAGTTCTATTAGTATAAGTGTGGCATGGAGTCTTTACTTTTAAGTTAGGTAATTCTTAATGTATTATAGGCAAATAGTTCCAATAAAAGATAGGATAGGAAATAAACTTCCTCCTACTACAAATCAGAATACTAGGGTAACTCCTGATAGAGAGAGTATGCTGTATTCTTATCAGAATTCTGTTGAGAGCTCTTATGCTGGCGATATTCGTCATTATGTGTCAAAGTTTGGGACTTATTTAGAAACAAAAAATAAAATTTTTGATTTAAAGCAAAATGCCTATATAGATTTTCCTATAAGATATGCTGCCCCTAATTTGGCATTTTCCACTGATAAAGGAATTACTGGAGCGGAAAAAGAAGCTTCTATAAAAGATAGGATAATTCTTCCAGTAATCTCTTATTATATGACTGGAATGGAGAGAGATGATAAGAGGTCTATTGATCCATCAGTTAGTTATTTTTATAAGCCAGATAAAAATGATCCATCTAAATGTTGGATTACTACTGCTCCTAGAGCTACTAATTATATGTTTCAAGTAGATGTATGGACTGAAACTAGAGAGTCTTTTTATCAGATTTTAACTGCCTTTCAATTAGACTTTAATCCATATTCTTACCTTACTGATATATATTCTTTTGAAGATGAGACTCAAAAAACATTCTATATTCCTTATGCCAGAATGACTTTGAGTAGTTTTAATGACCAATCAAATTTTGTACCAGGAACAGATAGACGTGTAGTTAGAGGGACTTTAAATATAACAGTAGAGGGATTTCTAACTCAGCCACCTAAAAATGTGCCTTATGTTTTTAACACTACATTTTCTCTTGCTGTAAATAAAGCTAGTTTACCAGCAATTCAAACCATTAAATCTTTAACTTCCTCTAATACATTAGTAACAGAATCAGAATCAGAAATTACAGGAGCACTATCTTTGCTAGGCACATCGTTAACTTCAGGAGTATCAAGTGTATTTGGTAGAACTGGTGCTGTTACTTCAGTTACTGGTGATTATACTACTGATCAAATTACTACAGATAGTATAGCAGGAGTAGCAGCCCCTGGAGATACTTTAGATGTAGCCTTAACTAATTTGGCGGAAATAGCTACTACTAATTCATTTACTATAAAGTTAGCACAGACTATGCCTTCAGGTTCTGTGTTTACTATAATTAATAACCAAGCTTATCAAGTTACTTCTTTAAGCTCAATCTTACCAAGTATAGTAGGAGTAACCTTAGAGGAGGGTGTAGCAGGAGCCAATGTAACTGCTGGAAGAAATCTTAATATATCCTATACAGTTACTACAATCCCCTGGATCACTGATGCTTATGTATATCTCTCTCAAACTGGCGGTATAACTACTACAGTTCCAAGTCCAGAAGCTGGTGATAAGTACTCTATTATAATTGGTAGAGTGTTGGCAGGTACTACTTCTTTAATTTTTAATCCCATGTCTCCTATGAAGCTATTCTAATTATGCCAACTACTTTACTTAAACCCTCCATAGAAAATATACCCGAAATTACAGATGTAAGTATTCGTACATTAAGAGACTCAAATATACTTACTGTAACTACTACTACCTTTATAGTAGATTGTTCAATATCTGATTATATTAGACTAAATTTAATGTCAGATACTGTTATAATTTTTTCTAATGCTAATAAAGAAGGCCAGCAAATTACTTTAGCATTATATCAAGCAGATAGTATAGTTCATAATGTATCATTTGATTCCTCAGTTAGGTTAGGAACTGATATTTTTTCATTTCCTACCTTATCAACTACTATTGGTTTATTAGATAGATTTATTTTTATTTATGACAGTATAGCAAACACATATGATTTTATTGGTTACGCACGAGGATATTAATTAAGTATAGAACTGAATTAATTTTAAGGATTATAAACTATGACTTTTACAATTACCACCGCGACTAAAAACACACTTCTTAACCAGATTACTACTGCTATTGGTTCTGGTGCCAATGTAATCATCTATTCTGGCACAGCACCTACAAATGCTGATGCTTCTTTAAGTGGAAATACAGTATTAGGTACCCTTCCATGTTCTTCTACTTTTGCTCCAGCTGCTTCAGGAGGAGTTTTAACAGCTAATGCCATCACACAAGAAAATGCTACCGCAACCGGAACGGCTCAATTTTATAGAATACTCACTAGTGGTTCCGTAGTTATTTGCCAGGGCTCAGTAGGAACTTCAGGAACTGATATGGTACTTAACACTACAGCCCTAGTTTCTTCCGGACCAATTTTAATCTCGTCCTTTACGGTCAGTATGTAGCGTAAGAGTTAATTAAGGGCTATTGTTAACTAGAATATTCCCTCCATATCACAATTAAATGTCTTAATTGAATATGGGGGGAATTTTTATGTTATTGGTTATTTAGAATTAAATGTATATTAGGGATTTAATGTGGCTCAACTTTTTACTGATAATGCTTTTACTACTTTGGCATCTAACGTAGCTATAGGAGACACTGCAATAAATATAACAAGTAGTTCAAGCTTTCCGGTAATATCTACTGTGGGTGATTATTTTTACGCAACTTTGGCTAATGGTTCCCCAGGAAGTATTTGGGAAATAGTTAAAGTTACAGCCACTTCTGGAACATCTTTTACTGTAGTTAGAGCCCAAGATAACACGGTTGCTCAAGCATGGGGTTCTACCACTTCAGTATTTGAAGTTCGTATGACAGCACAAGCATTAAGAGATATAACAATATTAGCTAATCAATACAGTGTAGCAATGTCTATAGCACTAAGTTAAGGATTTATTAATGAAAATACTAATAGGCCATGATGTTCAAAATGGAATGACTTTTGGAAACTATTTATTTAATCCAAGTACAAATCAAATAACTTTTTTAAATCTGTCTATTAATTTAGCAGATGAACAACTTCTTTTAATTACTGATACAACTGCTGGAATTATTTTATATAATTTTGCTAATGTAGCTTTACAGGGAAATATTTCTAATAACGTTCTAACATTGGCCTATAATTGTTCAGCTTTATCATCTACAGACACATTACAAATTTATGTAGATGTTCCAACTACTACACATTTAGATACAGCAAGCGCCATAGATGCTGATTTACATTTATTGCTTCAAAAAATGTGTGACCTTCTAGAACCATTATCTACTCAAGATAATGCTCAAAGACAGAGAGTTACAGTAGATTCAATTACTGCTGGTCAAACTATTACTACTGTAGGTACTGTATCCACAATTACTGGAGGTACTATTACAACAATTACAAATGCTGTTCCAGTAGGTAACGTAGCCACTATTGGAGGAGGAAACCCTGAGTGGCAGATGATAGATATGGCAAGAACTGCTTATAATACTGGAATACGTTCTCAATTAATTTTTGGAAATTAAGGATAAAAAATGACTAGTTTAGTAAATACTCTACGTAAACAGGTGGACATTCCTATTTGGGAATGGTTGCGATTTTCACCTATTGCCTCAGCAGTTCCTTCAGCTACTTGTTGTGCTAATAACTCTTTGTATAATCAAACTCATGGTAGATATCTTTATTTTTTGATAACAGCTGCTAACTTTTGGAGGTATGATACATGGTCTGATACATATGAGCAATTACAAACTCCTCCAATTGCTCCAGCTACTTGGGCAGATATAGAATTTGACCAAACTCAAGCCATAGAGGGTTTAGTATTAGCTGCTACATCCAATACAATAACTATTCCAGCATATTCTTCAAAAGCTTTATTGGGATATGATATTAAAATAATAGGCGGAACTGGAATGGGACAGAGAAAGCTCATAACAGATGTAGCAGAACCTATGACTTTCGATACTGGCGTAGTTACTGGAGTAAATAACGTATTAGGCTCCTTAACTATAACAGATTCTACAAAAGCTTGGACTGTAAATCAATGGGCAGGATACCAGGTAAGAATTAGTTATGGAACTGGTATAGGTCAAGTTAGACTAATTCTTTATAACTCTGCTACTGTATTAACTTTGGGTGACTCTACACTCTCTGCTCAAAATGTATGGTGTAATCCAAATATAACTTCTCCAGCTATTGTAGCTACAGCTGGTTCACAGTCTATTTACACTATTGAAGCATCTGTCGTTACTGTAGATAGCAATTGGTTAACTACTCCTGATATTACTTCACAATATCGTGTAGAATCTGGAGTTATATCCTTAGCTTCCAGTGCTGCAGCTCAACCATTCTACACAGCTCAATATTACAATATAGTATCTGATACTTGGTATATAAAAACTGCTGTAACGCTTAATTTACCAGGAGTAGCTAGTGATGGCTCATTGGACCACTCTGGTTCAGCAGCAACCGTATGGGCAAGAGGAACTAGTAGCGCAGTGGGAACTACTACTACTTTAATAGATTCTACTCATACTTGGGCCATTAATCAATTTGTTGGAAATCAGGTTTATTTTTTTAGTGGAACTGGTGAGGGTCAGATAGCAAAAATAGCCTCTAACACTACCACTACTTTAACTTTTGCTGCTGTAACTACTGCTCCAGACACAACTACAAATTATGTAATTGAGGGGTATGATTGTGGGACAGTTACTACTGGATCGGCTTCAAGTATTATAGATTCTTCCAAAGCATGGCCAGTAAATAGATTTGCTAACTTTACGGTAAAGATTTTATTTGGTACTGGTAAGGGACAATTCACACAGATAGCCTCTAACACAGCTACCACTTTAACCTTAGTTAAATCCTTTTCTGTAGCCACTGACACTACCTCTGTATATACTATTATACCAGATAGTGAGAAAACTTATTGTATGGCTGGCGGAACTGCTGGTGCTATGATTTATAATTACTCTGATGATTTACCTACCTTTGGAAGATGGCAGGATTCTGGAATAGCCTGTAATGCTGTGGTTCTATATAGTTCTTTAAGACCAATTGGAATTGCGTCAGCCACTCATGCTACTACAACAGCTACAATAACTACTTCATTTCCTCATTGTCTTAAAGTTGGAATGTCAGTAACAGTTAAGGGAATGACAGATTCCAACTATAACACCACAGCTACTATTTTAACTGTGCCATCTACTACTTCATTTACTTATACTATGGCTGGAACTCCTGCTGCTGACACTTTAGCTGGTTCTCAATCTACTAGTACTTTGTGTGATGAAACTAAAGCTTGGATAGTAAACCAATGGGCTGGGTATATTTGTTATTCTACTGTAAGTGCCGTAACAGCCGCTACAGGGTTAGCTACTGGTCAGGCTTTTCAGATAGCCTCTAACACAGCTACCACTTTAACCTTTGTAACTACTGGAACAACTCCCATAACAGGTGTATCAAGATATATAATTACTCCTAGACTATCTCCAGGAATGTTAGATAATGGATTAGCTACAGGAACACAATCAACAGTTTTAATTACTGATACAAACAAGTCAGGAACTTTTACAGGTTCAATGTCTTCAGGAAGTACTACCTTAACAGTATCTACAGCTCCAGCAGGCTATTTATCTTCTGGTGGCATCACATCTATCACAGGAACCTCTATTCCAGCTGGGGCAGTTATTATAAATCAACTTACTTCTACAGCTACTGGAGGAGTTTTAGGAAGCACTGGAACTTATCAATTATCCATGGCTTCAACAGCAGTTATTTCAGCAGCTACTATAAGTTATGCTTGGGTTGTGAACGGTTTAGCTGGTAGAAAAGTAAAAATAATAGCCGGCCCAGGACAAGGAACTACTTCAGAAGTATCTATAACTTCTAATACGGCCAATGCTTTAACTGTAGGAACCTTAGGAACCTCTGCTACAACTGCTGCTTCTTCTTATATTATTTTTCAACAGACAGCAAGAGGCACTGGTATAGATTTACAGGGAATTTTTGGTTTAAGCACTCCAACTGGTTATCCAGGTTCTTCTCCAAACTCAGGAAAATATTGGGTTATAGCTAGAGGTGGTGGTGCTGTTGGTTTTGATAAATTAGATATTACTACTGATACTTTTTATGCTATGCCCACTACACCACAAACAGAAACTTTATCTACTGGTAGTATGTATGCTTATGATGGTCAGAACAGAATCTATTTTACAAAAGAAGCCACTCAAAGAATGTATTATATTGATTTAAATACAAATACAATACATGGTGCTGGTATGTATCCTTATGCTGCTCCTGCTGCTTTGCTTGGAAATAGAATGGAAATTTTCTCAACTATGGATGGTTTGAGATATCTTTGGATTAATCGTGAAACTAACTTGGAAAATTTCAGACAATTATTATTTTATTAGGATTTAGGGATGGTATAGAATTGAATGTAGACTACTAGGAAAGGTTTGTAATGGCTTCTGGTTCCTTTAATAGTTCTGCGTTCAATTCTTCAGCTTTCAATACTGCTTCAACATCAGAAGCACCTTCAAATTCCGTAGCTATTAATACAAGTCCTTTAAATTCTTTTACTCTTAATGGAGGTATTTCTAATGCTTCCTCTATTGTCTCTGGAACTTCTACCAATACCTTAACTTATACATCTAGTAGTTCTGGTAGTATAATAGACTTTATCAGTAATTCAAATAATACTTTATTATATACTTCTAATAGTTCTGGAAATGTAATAGATTTTACTGGGACTTCAAGTAATACTCTGCTATACACTTCTTCTAGTTCCGTAAATGTGATAGATACTGTAGGAACTTCTACCAATACCTTAACTTATACTTCTAGTAGTTCTGGTAGTATAATAGACTTTATAGGAACTTCTGCTAATACTTTATTATATACTTCGACTAGTAATGGAGTTCTTGTAACTTCGGGAACAGCAAATAATACTTTATTATATTCTTCTTCTAGCCTTGGAGAAGTAATAACAGTAGGTAGTTCTTCTAATACTTTATTATATTCCTCCGCTTCATCCGGACTTGTATCAGATTTTATTGGGACCTCTACTAATACCTTAACTTATACATCTAATGGTTTAGGAAATGTAGTAGATTTTATAGGAACTTCTAATAATACTCTATTATATTCTTCCAATAGTTCAGGTAGCATAGTAGATTTTATAGGGAATGTCTCTAATACATTAACCTATTCTTCAAATTCTGTTGGAAGTGTAATCTCAACAATAGGTAATGCTAATAACACTCTACTTTATACTTCTAGTAGTTCTGGTAGTATAATAGACTTTATTGGAGTTTCTAATAATGCTTTATTATATTCTTCTAGTTCTACTGGTAGTTTAATAGTTAGTGGAAATGCCAATAACACATTAAATTATACATCAATAGCTAATGGAATATCTGGGGCTAATTATGCTACTTCAGCTAATATTTTATTATATTCTTCCAATTCTTCTGGCATAGTTCAAGTAATTGGGAATACTAATACTATTCTAGCTTATACTTCTAGTAGTTCTGGTAGTATAATAGACTTTATTGGAACCTCTAATAATACTCTAGCATATACTTCCTCTAGTTCTGGTAATATAGTAGACTTTATTGGTAATTCAAATAATACTCTAACTTACATCTCTAATAGTTCAGGTAATGTAATAAATACAGTAGGAACTTCAAGTAATATATTAAGTTATTCTTCTGCTTCTATTGGTAATGTAATAGATTTTATAGGAATATCTTCTAATACTTTATCATATTCTTCAAATTCTATTGGTAATATAATAGATATAATAGGAATCTCTCAGAATACTTTAATTTATTCTTCTATGGCTATTGGAGCACAAGGAGAAATAGGAACTTCTAATAATATTCTAAATTATTCGTCAGTTGCTTATGCTGCTTTTATAGTAAAGGCTACTTCTAGTAATGCTTTATTATATACTTCTAATTCTATTGGTAATATAATAAATACAATAGGAACATCAAGTAATATTTTAAACTATTCTTCTATGGCTATTGGAGCACATGGAGTAACTGGAAATAGTAATCAGAGCCTTTCATTTACTTCAACTTCACAGGCTCATGTAATAGATTATATAATTATAAGTAATAATTTATTAAATATTACTAGTAGTATAATAGGAAATCAAGGAGCATCGGTAGCCTCTGTAAATAATCTAATTGTAGGTTCATCAAGTTCTGGTGAAGTGATAGATTATATAGGAGAAGTAGTAGAAAATCTAATAATATCTAGTGCCATTCAAGCAGGGCATGGAGTATCTGTAGCGAGTAATAATACTTTATCATATTCTTCAGTATCTGATTGTGGTATAGGGGAATCTGGATATTCTAATAATACTTTAATATTAACTGAAGTTTCTCAAGGTAAGACAGTAATAAATCCCCAACAACGTAATATGTTTTTTGGTGTTAATTAAGCTATAGGGATATTTAACATATGAGCCAACTTTTTTCAAATAATGCTAGCACAACTTTAAATGGAGGTATAACTAATAGTGTTACAAGTTTAGTAGTATCCTCCACTACTAACTTTCCTACTATATCTAATATAGGTGATTATTTTTATGCTACTATAACTGATAATATATCTAATTGGGAAATAGTTAAAGTAACAGCAACAAGTGGGACTACTTTTACAGTAGTCAGAGGACAAGATAATACTACAGCCCTAGCTTGGTCTAATGGGGTAGTTGTTGAAATAAGACCAGTTGCTCAAGGATTAAGAGATATTTCTAATTATACAGCAACTGGAACTGCCGCTAATTCATCTTTACTAGTTAGTATGGCTCCAGCAACGACAGCTACTGCATCTACTATAGCAGAGAGAGATTCGAGTGGAAATTTAACAGCAAATGAATTTATTGGTTCTGGTGCTGGATTAACATCTAATACTATTCCAGTAGGATCATTAGTAACGACAGGAACTCCATCAGCTACAACATTTTTAAATGGTGTTGGAGCTTTTGTTACTCCGGTAAGTGGTTTTTCTAGAATCGCAGTCGCTGATGCTAATTATACTATAACCGTTACAACAGCTACTATTTTAGCTTATAGTTCTATCACAACAACTAGAACTTTAACTTTACCGGAATCTACAACTTCGGGTCAGTTAGTTTGGGTAGTTGATGAATCTGGATTTTTAACATCTTCTATTAATTTAAATATAGTATTTAATGGAACAGATACCGCAGAAGGTCAATCTTCTTTTAGTTTAATTAAACCTTATAGTTCTATATGTTTTGAGAGTAATGGTTCTGGAAAATGGACTATTATTGGTAGTCGAATAATTATTCCTAATAATCAAATTGTATATGGTAATGGTTCTAGTTTAACTAGTAGTTCTAATCTTATTTTTGATGGGACTACTCTTGCAAGTACTAATTTAAGTACTAATAATGGTATAGATATTACTCCAGTAATTAAACCAACTTCTGGATCAGTAGCATTAATTACTGTAACTGGAAATCTTGGTGTTGGAACTTATTACTATGGAGTTGCATTTCAAACCGCATTAGGCGTAACTGGTTATTATCAGATTGGTAGCATTACAACTACTTCTACACAGCAACAGGTTACTGTTACCATTCCAATATCTTCAGATTCTAGAGTTACTGGTAGAGTTATTTATAGAACAGAAGTTGGAGGTTTTTATAATACAACTTATACTCTTGCAACAATAACCAATAATACTTCTACTTCATATGTAGATAATATAGCAGATACTTCATTAACGGTATTAGGTGGTGCTTTACAGGTTAATACAACTAGTAAATATTTAACTATTAATGGCAATAAAGTATTAACACTAGATCCACAAGCTACATATGTAGGATTTAACGCAGGAGCCTCTACTACTGTAGGATCTTCTCAAAACGTTTTTGTTGGTTATCAAGCTGGATATGTAAATACATCTGGTTCTCAAAATACATATATAGGATATGAAGCAGGATCTGATCAAACTACTGGTTCAAATAATACACATATTGGAGCAGTTGCTGGCGGATATATATCAACTGGAAGTAACAATTGTTCTTTAGGAACTGGAACTTTAAATGGCTTGGGTCCTAATAGTAGTGGAAATATTGGCATTGGATATTACACCCTTGGAGATGGAGCGGCTTCAGCTACATGTAATTATAATACAGCAATTGGTTATGAAGCTGGCGATATTTACGCAGCAAATAATGGTATATTTCTAGGTTATTTTGCTGGTAAATATGAAACTACACAAAATAATACTATAATTATAGACAATTTAGATCGTACAACTCAAGTATTGCAAAAATCTAATGCTTTATTTTATGGTGTAACTAATACGGCATCTAATGCTCAAACTCTACAGTTAGGTGGTGGTGGTATTACCACTATTAATGGTCAATTAAATGTTAATGCATTATTCTATAATGGTATTTCAGTAAATGGTGGTTTTGCTTGTACTTTTGTTACTGATGCTAATTATACTTTAAACTCGGTATCGAGTATGATTGTAGCCTATACTGCGATAACTGTATCTAGAACATTCACACTACCACCAGCTAATTACCCTGGACAAATGATTTGGGTTGTAGATGAGACTGGAAGTTTATCAAGTTCTAAATATATTACTATACTTCCTAATGGTAGTGATACTATTGAAGGTCAAACTTCTTTTGTATTAACTGGTCAATATGCAGCTATTTGTTTAGCTTCTAATGGTTCTGGCAAATGGATAGTTTTAACTTATGAAGAATTACCAATTGCTGTAGCAGATGCTAATTATACTATTCCATATAGAGAAGATTGTATAGTTCAGATGAATTCTTTAACGGCTGGTCGCACAGTTACACTTCCATCATGTGTAACTAGTGGTCAGCGTGTAACTATAATGGATTTTTCTGGTGCAGCTTCTGCTAGTAAAATTATTACAGTAGCTCCAGCAGGAGCAGATACTATTAATGGATCCACTAGTCCTTATTTAATTAATTCTGCTTATGGACAAATTGTTTTAGTTGGTAATGGTTCTGGTAAATGGTCTTATAGTGTTGCTCTAAGTAATATTAATCTTGGAACTTCATTTACCGAGTATGCCTACAATACTTCAACAACAACTACTAGTGATTCTACTAGTTTTGGTTATGGCTCTGGTGGTGCTGCTAGTCAAGCTTTTGCTCCAACAGGGGAAAATTCAGTAAATAAATCGTTCCAATTTCTACAGCCAATTCAACCAACCGACCTAATCACGTTGGAATTTAATATTTCAGGGTATGGGTGGCTTCCTGTTGAATATACTCAAGTCGGATTTGGCTTTAATCCCAGTAGTAGCACTTTTTTTGGAGCTTTTCTGGGAATTACGTCATCTAGCGGTGGGTATGCTGGCTTCTGTAACACGGCAAACCCAACCACCACTTGGGCGGTGGTTATTGCGGGTAATCCCAATATAAGATGGCGCGTCCGTAAAACCTCACAAGGTAACTTTGCCCAGGGTTCACCTAGTTACAGCACCACCATTGGTAATGCCAGTGCAACATCATTCACCGTTACTCATAACTTAGGCACTCCAATCTATTCTGTCTCCGCTTGGGAGACAACTGGTTCCCTCTGTCAGATCACCGCAGATGTAGTGATCTCCAACCCCACTTCCACAACTGTCACTCTAACCTTCACTTCGGCACCTGCTCTCAATGCAGTCCAAGTCTTAGTTCAATCCAACGGTGGAACCGTTGCAAACAATGACCGTCTCTCTAATCTAGCCAACTCTGAAGTTATAATCAGCGCAGCTGCAACAGCTTCAACTTCCCAATGGAACCGTTGCTACGCGACCAGTGCAGCCTATGCACTAACTCTGCCTCCCGTCCTGGCAAGTGCTGGAAAGATTGTGGGTGTTCGCATTGATTCAAGTAGCACTTACAACGTTACGGTCACAGGTAATGGAACAGACAGTATTGATGGGAATAATACATTTTTTATGGTTCCGAGGGAAGTTGCCGAGTTTAAGAGCGATGGTGTTTCTTGGCAAAGGCTTAGCAGTAATAGTGTTGACGGTAACTGGACTCCTGTTCTAACAACCTTCACATTGACGGGTTCTCCGGTAATAACAGCGAGATACAAAAAGACAGGAAATTTGGTTTGGATAAACATTGTTATCCAATGCACCTCTGGCAATACCTTCGCAAGTGTGAACAACTCCTCAAGATTAACTTGCCCATTTACGCAATCTATCCCATCAGTAGCAAACTTTTTAGATAATGCCACAAACACGAGCTACGGAGTGGGTTCAATCTCGTCTTCAGCGGTATGGTTTCCGGCTATTACAGCGACTTCGACATCTCAAATCATCGCAACTGGAACATATTCGCTTAATTGAGCTTTGGTGAAAGGAATACAATGACACTTACACTTGCAGAATTTTCACCACATGACCCAATCACCGTTAGCGTTGCTTCGGATTCCGTCAATGTCCAAACATGGAGGTCACATGTCTAGTCGTTGTAACATCTTATGGGTGGCTCCCTGGGGTCTGGCCTCCTGGCTCCTGGTGGAGGTGGCCGTATTCATCCCTCTGTTTCTGCTTGGACTCGCACTGCTCCCTGTGTTGCTCAAATGGGCGCCCATCGTTCATACAGAAAGCCGGGTCAACGCCGGCCAGCAGATCGAGATGTTCCGTTGGAGGTGGGCACAGACGATATGGGGGAACTGGGAGGACGGGCTGTTGCCGGCGTGGTGGGCGCAGCAGGGCGGTTCTCGCTATTCATGGTTTATTCGGAACCCCGTGTGCAACATGCGGTTCTGGCCTATCGTTTCCACTATGCCGTCCACAGGTGTCCGCTGGTGTGGCAACGTATCCGCTATCCCCCCTGACGGTTCACCTGGATGGTTTGTTGCATGGCAGGGCGGGTATGTTGGAATACGATGGCAGTGTAAATCATGGGGTATATGGGTAGGGTGGAAATTGAACCCTGCGGATCGGAATGGGTGTGACGATTACCGCCGCTTCGGGATAGGTACAGCCTGTCAAATCATGAGGTTCTAAGAGGCTTGTGCTAAAATGGCGCATGGAGGGCCGCCCGCGAAGAAGGCGTTACTGCTACTGTAATAGAAGTATAATTGGAAGATAACAGATGCTTTAGAACTTATAGGTCTCTTTAATATCTTAAAACATTATTATAGTTAATTAATTTATAGTAGGAATCTTAGTATGGCTACAGTTGTTTCAAATGGTTTAGGAATTTTCCCACCCTATAAAATTATCTTACAGGATTTGGAAAGTAAAATACTGGTTATTTATAATGGAATACAAAATTGGAATCTAAATAGTATACATGATGTAAATAGTTTTACATCTTCTTTAGTAAATGTAAGAAATCAAATAGCTAAGGAAATAAACACCCTAACTAATATACATATTCCACAAGCTACTAATACCTTAAATGCAGCCGCAGCAGCACAATCAGCATCTACTGTACAAGCAGTTGTGATTTTTATTAAAAAATTAATAGCAGAGATTCAAGCAGCTGTAGCTTGTTTCACATTAATTACAAAGATAATCACTACTGTAATATCTATTCCAATTTTAATAGGTATAAAAATAGCAGAACTAATTTTACATGCTGTAATGATGGCAGAACAGGCAGTATTAACATATCTTAAACAATTA